CATGGAAAGATCCTTTAGCACAAACGCCATCTGGTATGGCTTGGCCAAGGGTAGCTGATCTTATAAAGAAAAGAGGTTGGGATCCAAGATTTGTTCATTATGAAACACCAATGCAAAAATGTATTGATACCATGTTGTCTTGTAGATGCGTTATAGGGTATCATGGTGCACATATGTGGATTGCTAGAATGTTAGGAATGCCAATGATCATTTTTTCTAAAGGTACATTGACTAAAAAAGCATTTCCATGGGCATTAACTTTTGAGTATTGGAGTGATTTTCACCCAGAGTTAATAGAAGAATACGTACAACAAAGTGTACAAAAAAGAGAGGAAGTAATAAATGAGTACAAATACTGGCTCACTGAACCGAATTTTCATAGGCTACGATCCGAGAGAAGTTAGAGCATATGATGTTTGCAAGAATAGTTTAAAATATACTACGCTATCAGTACATAAACTGTTTAGTGAAGAGATAGAAGAATATAGCAGAGATTGGGGCGAAGTCCAATCTACTGACTTTACATTTACAAGATTCATGGTACCATACTTGTCTGATTACAAAGGATGGTCTTTCTTTGTTGATTGTGATTTTCTTTTCTTGGCAGATCCAGGAATGTTAATAGAAACCTTTGATGACAGCAAGGCAGTTTATTGTTGTCAACATCCAGGATATATTCCTAACAGTCAAATAAAGATGGATGGCATTCCACAACATAGAGCATATAGAAAGAACTGGGCTAGCTTTATTGCATTCAACAATGCTCATCCTTCTAATGCAATACTTACACCTGAATATGTAAACAATCATAGACCAGGATTAGACTTCCATCAACTTAGATGGTTGAAAGATGAGGAGATTGGATCAATACCATTAGAGTGGAATTGTTTAGATGATTACTACCACTTACAATATCCTAAAGCAATACATTATACAGATGGCGGTCCGTGGTTCGAAGATTATCAAGATACTTTCTATGGAGACCTTTGGAAAGAAGCTGAGCATAATTTATTATTAGAAAGATTAGATGATTAGAAAAAGACTCAATGACCTCACTGTTATAATGACCTGGTATGGTCAAGAAAACCATTTGTTTAATCAAATGGAATTTTATAATAGAATGTATCAACAATATCCTAACTTATGTCCAAGACTTATAGTTATAAATGACGGACATGAAAAAGGTAGAGACTTCTTTAGAGAAGTTATTGATGTTCATAGAGATAGATTTGATCTTACAGGTATTGATGTAATGAAAGATATGGGATTCAATTCTCATGCATGTAGAAACCTTGGCGTTAAACAATGCAAGACTGATTGGATGTTATTAATGGATGTTGATTGTTTTGAATCTTTAGGTATGTACAAGTATTTAAGATTCTTTAAAGAGTTAGATCCCAATATGTGGTATGCACCAAAAGCAGATATGGAAATGCCAGAAGAAATGTCATCATATGAATTACTTGATCCAAAAGGTATAATAAAATATAAGACTCATCCTAATACATGGATACTAACTAAAGAATGTTTTTGGTCTACTGGGGGATACGATATAGAATTTCAAGGAGTAAGACATGGTGACGCTGAGTTCTTTACAGGTATTGGAAGACCTGGAATAAAAGAATGGGATTATGATTTATTATCTGATGATGACGATAAAAGAATGATAGTAAAAGTACCAAGAAGAGATCCATTTTATATAAGACAAGAAAGAAGAAAACAAAAACAAGCATCACCTATTATAGATTTTGTAAGAGTAAAAAATACAGATCCATATAGAAAGTATAGGAAAAAATTATGGAACACTCCATGGGAGTTTGTATGAGTAAACAAGTAGAACTAAAAGTATTAAGTTCAGCTCAATTTGCAAAAGCTATTCAAGAAATAGTAGAAGAAGCTAATGGTCAAATAACACACCTTGATGCAGTGCAAGAATTTTTAGCTAACAATGAAGATGTTGAACCAGAAACATTAGCATCTTTAATTCAAAGGAATCAAAAGTTGAAGGCTATACTTTACGAAGACGCTGAACAGTTAAACTTAGTAGTAAAGGAAAGTAGATTGCCTGTAGATGAATAGATACGAACTCAAAGATATAGATTGTATACTTGCCATGTCTGGAGGAATGGACTGCGTTGCTCTTTTACATTGGTTATTAGAGAACGATAGAAAGCCTTATATTTTTTGTAAACAAACAAAATCAAATAGAAACTTTAACAAATATCAAATTAGATGTGTTAAACAAATATGTCAATACTATAACGTACCAGTTGTTAATTGGAACATAGAAGCTGAATCTAATACTAATGGATTTGCAGATAGAGAAAGATCAATAGAACACAAGAATAAAATGCATGAAATATTTGATGGTAGAACAAAGATAGTTCAAACAGGAGTACCTGGTATTCTTAGTTGGTCAATGTTAGCTACTTATATTAATGCAATGCATCCATGGGTATCAGAAATATACTGGGGTATGTGTTATGGTGGATTGATTGAAAGAAATGATATGAAAGGTGATAAGTTGTGGGATTACAATGATAACAATGAATTACAAGTAAGAAATATAACATTAACAGAACCTTTAGATAAATCTAATTATGATGATAGACACAAAGACTTGTTTAATGGACCAATTGCTACATTAAAATCAGTAGGTATTGACACAAATTTTATTTCTCCTATAGGATACAAGACTAAGAAAGAATTATATGAAATGTTACCAAAAAAAGTAAGAGAAATGGTAATAACTTGCTCTGCTCCTTGGAAGTTTGATATGCAAGAGTGTGGCAAATGCAATAAATGTTTACAATTATCAGCGGTAAAGAAAGCATGCGAGGAGTGGTAGCAGTAGTGGATCCATATGAAGTTTACATAAAATACTTGGCATTAAAGAGTCATTTTAGTGACCTTAACTACGATTTCTTTAAGTATAATGGTAAAGTTAAGGCATGGAGATCAACATTTGATGTAAGAAAAGACAAATACTTTTTCTATAAACTAAGTAAGAAGAAAGATCCAATAGAGTATCTTGTTGCTAACTTTATAGCAAGTGAAAATTTTTACATAGGTAATATTAGAGCAGATGAGTCTGATCAGATATACATGGATTATAAGAAAAGAAAGGAATCTTTATCTTATGTATTCAAGAGTGACCTAAGTAAAATGAAAGAGAACTTTAATGATAACATTATTGTTCCTGATAACGAGCACCCTTATTTGTTAAGGTTATACATGCGAAAAGATATTTGCATAGAAACGTTGACTTTAATTAATAAATGTGTTAATATATTTGACTATTGGGATAAGGAGCTGGAAGGCGACATTATGTGGCCAGACATTAAATTATTGTCTACAAAGTACAGCCCCTTTCTCAATGTTAATATAAATAACTATAGAGAGATTATTCTTTCTAATTTTAAATAACGCAATACTACGCATACAACGCAATACGGAGGATATATGGTAGATTCATTTGGCGCACTCAAGCGCAATAAGGCAGAAAACTTTGACAAGTTAACTGCATCCCTTAATAAACTAAATCAAAAGTCTAGCGGACCTGGACCTGATGAACGCTTTTGGAAACCAGAAGTAGACAAGGCAGGAAATGGCTATGCTGTGATTAGGTTCTTACCTGAGCCAGAAGGAGAGGATGTCCCATTCGTAAGAATTTGGGATCATGGTTTCCAAGGACCTGGCGGATGGTATATTGAAAACTCTTTGACTACTCTTGGTCAAAAAGATCCAGTATCAGAATATAACTCAATGTTATGGAATTCTGGTATTGAGTCTAATAAGGATAAAGCAAGAAAACAGAAAAGAAGACTTAGCTTTATTTCTAATATCTATGTTGTGAAAGATCCAACTAATCCAGAAAACGAAGGAAAAGTTTTCCTTTACAAGTATGGTAAGAAAATCTTTGACAAACTTAATGAAGCAATGAATCCTCAGTTTGAAGATGAGACTCCAGTCAATCCATTTGACTTATGGGAAGGATCAGATTTCAAATTGAAGATTAGAAATGTTGAAGGATTTAGAAACTATGATAAGTCTGAACTAGATGTTCCTGCTCCTTTGTTTGACGAAGACGAGCAACTTGAAGAAGTATGGAAGTCTCAACATTCATTAGTTGAGTTTACTAATCCAACTAACTTTAAGACTTATGAAGAGCTACAAACAAAACTTAACAGAGTGTTAGGTCTTGATGGAGCAGCTCCTTCAACTACAGCAGAGAGTAGCCTACAAGC